CTTGTACGCATACCTGATGCCTGATGGTCACTTTGGTAGCCAGGCAGACATCAGAAATGGCACAATTGAGGCAAACCGGTATTACGTGCGCAATAGGAAAGACAACAAAGCGGACCCGGAAAAATCAAAGGTGTTTGAATCAGAATGGTTTTTCAATCTGTTAGGCCATATGCTTGACAGTACGTTGTTCGGAAACAGTGTATTTCAATTATACATTGATCCCATTGAAGGAATCAAGTTTGATGAAATACCACGCAGAAACTTTGTACCGCAGAAAGGAATGATACTAAATTCTGTAGGTGATAGCAAAGGTTTTTTGATCAATGATCCTGCATTCAATGGAACCATCATTGCTGTTACACACCGCAGCAAAACAGGTATAATGAATGACATTGTACCGGACCTTATCTGGAAAAAGAATGCGCGCCAAACATGGGCTGAGTTTTCAGAAAAATTCGGCATCCCTTTAATATCAGCCACCACCAACAGCCGCGATACAAAAGAGATAGACAGGATTGAAAACATGCTGAAGGCATTGGGGAAAGCTGCGCAGGCTGTATTGCCCTTTGGAACTGTAGTGGATGTAAAGGACAGCGCCACAAAGGGCGATCCTTACAACGTATTCCTGAAGCAGATGGAATATAGTGACGCACAGATAAGCAAACGCATACTGGGTGGTACAATGATCAGCGACAATGGCAGCAGCCGCAGCCAGTCAGAGGTCCACGAACGCACACTGAATTTTATCATATCTGAACGCGAACGCAGGCGCATTGAATTTGTGGTAAATGGAAAGATCATTCCTGCCCTGATAGCACTAGGTATCAACCTGAATGCTGAATCAGATGAATTTGTGTTTGATAGAACACAGCAACTGACACTGACAGATCACTGGAACATTGTGTCAAAGGCAATGGAAATGTATGACATCCCTGATGAATGGGTTAGTGAAAAGTTCAACTTCCCTATCAATGGCCGTAAGGAGCAGACCACACAACAGGAGCCGCCCGTACCACCAAAGGGTAAAGGAAAAGTAGCGGCAAAGAGTAAAGGAAATGCGTCTGGTGGTTTTTTCGCGTAAGCCCCGGTAACACGGGGCCAGTGATCAAGAAAAAAGACCTGGACCGCATATATGCGCACGTATGCCCAAAATGTGGCGGATTTCATGCCAGTGCAGACGCTGCTGACTTTGACCTGAACGGTGAACTGGACCGCATTATCCGTGAAGTATATGACGGCCAGATAAAGTCAGGTGACATTGATCTGCGCCTGGCAAATAAGGTTGCTGTAACCATCAGCCAGGCAGTGTCTGAGGGATACGCACAGCCGTTCACACAGGTTGCGTGGGAATCACCTGACTGGCAAATGATCCGCAACCTTGAACGCAATGTTTACCAGTTCAGCTTTGCGAAGTGTTACGAACAGATGAAGGCCACTACAATGGCCCTGCGTGATGATCAGGGAAAGGTTATTCCTTTCGGTGAATTTAAGGAAGTAGCCAGCCGGATCAACAATGAATACAATGTCAACTTCCTGCGCACTGAATATAATACTGCCATTGGTAGCGCACAAATGGCCAGCAGGTGGGTACAGTTTCAGGATGACGCTGAAGTATTACCATACCTGCGTTATGACACAGTAGGTGACAGGAACGTCCGGCCAGAACACGCACGCCTGAATGGTGTGTTTCTTCCTATTGATGATGACTTCTGGGATGTATGGTATCCACCAAATGGCTGGGGGTGCAGATGTGATGTAACCCAGCATGACGGTGGACCCATTACGGATAAAAGCAAATTGACTTATCCCAGTGACACGCCCGGTATGTTTAAAACAAACCTGGCAAAGAACGGCCTGACATTCCCCAAAGGCCACCCGTACTTCACTAACCTACCAGATGAAGTGAAGCAGGCCGCAAACAGTCAGAATCCTTTCATGTATGACAAAGTACATGAATCTGATAACGGCGGATACGTGTATGATAACCCGCTGCACAACCACGGTGAGGGCTGGACAGAGCAATTGAAAACCGCCAAAATACTGGCGAATAACGGGGATAAAGTCATCCTGTTGCCTGAACTGAATAATGATGCCCCGTGGCAAAAAGAACTGCGGAAAATGGTGATACCTGATAGCGTGAAGGAAGGAAAGAACCCAGACAGCAGCGTTAACGGTCGCACTTTTGATTTAAAGCATAGCAAGGCGAATACAAAAAACGCCGTTGACAAGCTATTGCGCGGCAAATCACAGGCAGACGCTGTATGTATCCGCCTTTCTGGTAAGATGCCGGAAAAGGACCTTAAAAGCGCCATTAAAGGCCGTGTGATGCGTAGTGATATTCAGGAAGTGTGGGTGATAAAGGCGGGAACGAAAAAACCAGTGAAGTACACCAGGGAAGCAATTGAAGCATTCAAGTAAAAAAAAGGGCCGGAGGGTCAAAAGACCTCCCCAGCCGCACCAAATATACGTACAAATAAATTCTTAACAAAATGAGTGGAACGGCCAAAGTACAGTTGTTGCTGGAATTGCGTAACCGCCTGCGCTCAGGCATGGGACAGGCGCGGGAATACCTGAGCCGCAACGTTAATGCCATGAAAGCCAAACTGGGTGAACTGAAGCAAAAATACGGTGCGGCCTTTGATGAAATGGAAAGCCGTATTCCTGGTTTTGGCAACGCCCTTTCATTGCTTGCCAATCCCTATGCGCTTATAACCGCTGCCGTCATTGGACTTGCGGTGGCATACGGGAAGGCAATGGCACTATCCAATGAGTGGCAAAACAGTATGGCAAAGGTCAATGTGACTGCCCAATTATCCAAAAAGGACCTGAAAGGTGTGAGTGATCAGTTACTGGAAATTGGGCGGCGCAATACAACAGACCTGATGGAAGTACCGGAAGCGTTCAATAAAATCATTTCTGCAGGGCTGGACACCAAAACCGCACTGGCTACGCTGGAACCTACGCTGAAGGCAGCAAAGGCAGGGTTTACAGATGTTGAAACGGTGGCTGGTGCAGCAGTATCCACAATGAACAGTTCCGGGGTAATGGATGCCAACAGAGTGTATGACATTCTGTTTGCCACATTGAATAAGGGTAATGCTGAATTCAAAGATGTTGCGGACTACCTGCCTAAAATTATACCTGGTGCAAGGCAGGCAGGTTTTGACCTGGAACAGACCGCAGGTGCCTTTGCATATCTCACAGCGCAAGGTCTGAAAGCGGAAGCCGCTTCAACTTCGCTTTCAAACGCCTTTAAAGCACTTTCAACGCCGGATATTATTTATGGCAGCAAAAGTAAGGGCGGGTTTAAATCGTTGGGCGTAGATGTGTTTGACGCATCTGGAAAAATGCGTGACCTGATTTCAATATCTACTGATATGAATAAGGTTATGGCAGGACTTACAGATGAACAGCGAATCAAAAAGTTTGCGGCCATTGGCCTGGATATGGAAGCGGCAACAGCTTTCAACATCATGTCACAAAACGTTGACAAACTGAAGGACAGCATTGACTTTACAACCAACAGTCAGGGGCAATTAAATGAAGCTGTTAAGAATTCCGCACAGCCAATGGATGCCTGGAAAGTGTTGGGCAATGAAGTAAAGGCCATCATGATAGGCATTGGTGAAGATGGCGTGGGGTGGTTTGGTCAGATCGGACAGTCAATACTGGATACATGGAACAGTATTAAAAAACTGTATGATGAATCCACATTGTTCCGTGATATTGTTTCAGTCATCGGATTTGTTTTTGAAAACGCCTTCAACATGGCTACGTTCGCAATCCGTCTTACATGGAACATTCTATCTTCTGTGTGGGATAAGATAACGGAAGTAAAAACGGCCATATTCGGCGCGGGTGATGGCTTTGAAAACTGGTACTTACGTATTAAGCCTTACATCCTGTGGGTATGGCAATACTTAAACGGCATACAGAATGTACTGTTGAGTATTGGCAGCATGGACATGGATGGCCTGAAAAAAAGCATAGAAGGTCTTTCCAATGCTAAGAATATACAGGAGCTGCGCCAGCAGGTCATAATTGAGGACCAGCAACACAAAGCAGAACTGGCAGCAAAGAATAATCCTGCCCCTTTGGCTGATCAGGGCGGGGTAAAGCAGACCGGGACCGGGAAGCCCACAGGAAACACAGGCAAAGGCAGCGGCGGCAGTGGCAGCAAGGTAACAGGAATGCAGGGACAACCCAAAAACATCACATTCAACATGGATGCAATGATCAAGATGGGTGATGTTGTAACGAAAAACGACAACGGCCAGCCAATGTCCAAACGTGAACTGGAACAGTTCTTCCAGGAAATGATCTTGCGTACACTTCATAACATTGAAACATCTTATTCATAATGGCAAACAATGAACTGAATGAATACGTGCGGTTACTTGAACGCCTGGACCGCACGTATAAGAACTTCCCTAACAAGGCCGCAACACTGGCTGTCAATTTCAGCAAAGAACGCTTCAATGCTCAGAACTGGGTTGACAGCCGGACGGAACCCTGGAAGCCACGGAAGTTTAACAAAGGCAGTAAGCGCAGACAGTCGCGTAAAATACTGGTAGATAAAGCCCGCTTGTTACGTTCCATCAGGAAAATATCTGTAACGGAAGATAGCGCAACCATTGGCACGGATGTTCCGTATGGTAAAATCCACAATGATGGCGGAAAATTCCGTGGCAATGTAACGGTGAAGGCACATACGCGCAAGCGCGGGCGGAGAAGCAGCAGAACAGGGCGTTATCAAACCGGTAACATTCAAGTAAGCAGCCACACGCGGAAGATGCGGTGGAACATGCCGCGCCGTCAATTCATAGGACCATCCGCTGTCCTGGACAAGCGTATTGAACGCATGATGACAGCGGACATCAC